GTTGACCATTGACCAGAGTACCATCTGTATCAAAACAGATAGCAGAGTCAGATAAGATGAAACGACTATTTCTCATTTCTCTTTTTAACTCTTCAAGATTATTTCTACTAATCTTGCGGTTATTCTCAAAGTTTTTCTCCAGATAAAATTGTGCTTTTTCTGGAGTAATAAATTCTAAAGAATAGTCTATGCCCTCATAAATAGTAGAGAGGGCATTTTGGACTTGGGAGGTCATGCTTCCTCCTTAGAATGATTGGTAAAAACCTCTCTAAGCTGTCTATTAAAGTCAGCGTTCTGCTCTGGAGTTGCCATTTTTGGCTTTTTTTGTGAATCTTCGTAATCACGAATCATCTCATAATCTTTTTCAAGTTGTTTGATTCTTGCAAAAATAATGTTGCCAAGTTTTTTCAGCATTGTGTCATGTTCAATACCTAAAGTATTGATAGAAAGTTCAAAAGAATTTAAAAATTGATGACCTCTTATTGAATATTCATCAACGCTATTTCGATTTGATTTAAAAAATAAATGAACTTTATCGTTCAAAATATCATTGTCAAAATAAAATTCATCATTATCTTCAAGATGATGGCTTGTTTTGTTTTGCATGGAAAGTTTCATAAAACCCCGTAAATGTTATTGCCTTAATAGTTTATCATTAAAATGTCATCACTTTGTATATGTTTTAAAATCGTAACAATGTTACTTTCGCTTTTTAGTTAGCTTAGTAACTACTTGCTTCACGATAGGCCGTACAAGCTGAAGTACCAATGGTGCAGAAGCACCAACCAAAGCAAGGCTAAAGACCCCAACAAACTGAGGAGCAGACGGAATGTATTGTTCTTTCCACTCAACTGCTTCATAAAGAGTTATGCACTCACTTCCATCTTGCCCTCTTTCGTGCCCTATAACACGTTCTAACTTTTTATCGTTACGAAAATCTCCTACTCTTTGGTCATTTTTTCCAGGACAGGGAGAAAAAGGTGGTGGGGGTGGTTCAGGTAAGTCAGGAATCTTTGGTTGCTCTGTTTCTGGTAAGGGCGGTGGCTCGTTTTCAACAGGTGTTTCTTCTGTAATAACAAGATTCTCAGGAGAATAATCAAGAGGAATAAAACTAGGGAACGGAAAGTCGCACGTTGTAAATACACCATTTGGATCTTCCAATAATAAATTACGATTACCAGTATTTTTTATATCACGATGCTGATAAGTACAACCAGGAACATCAATCTCAGGTGGCTTGGTTACTTGAATATAGTGTGGACTATATATTTCTGGAACGTCTGGAATATATATCTCACGAATTTGAATATCAGGTATTTCAATCGTAGGCATCTCTTGGTAAAAATACTTCTACAAAAGAATTACATTTAGGACAGGAAAGATTAGTAATCATACTATATTCGCCAGATCTTAATGGATAATCTTCGCCATCCATATCGTGATCTCCACCCCAGATTAGTTCTGTTTTACAGTGCCAGCAGTTCAAATTCCTAATCCTTTTGGTATTGGTAAAGATTCTCCTGTTATATCAGGTAATTCTTTTTCTAACACTTTTGGCATCATTCCAGAAACATTCTCAAGAATTTCATTCATAACTCTTGATTTAAACTGCTCTGATGTTACATATTTGTAGCCAAGGTACGCTCCACCACTCATGGAGGCTACCATTACAAATGAGATGATACTCAAAACATTAGCGATTTTTTGAAACATGGTCAAAGAAGTTCTTAATAAAATGGTAGCACCACTTACTCTGATGGTACTGCTTCTTCTTGTGGGGTTAATGCCTCTGTATTTGATGGCTGGTTTACTTCGGGTTCAGCTTCAAGAATCTGCTGCTCCAAAATCTTCATCGCACCAGTAATTTCAATCATCGCAACTTGTAAGTTCTGCCTTTCTTGTGCAAGTTGTTGTAGTTTTTCTTTAAGATTCATAATTTAGTAAAGTTTTTTACCAGCAGTAATAGCAGCATCAATAGCTGTAAAATCTTCTGATGTCCAGATAGATGTTGTGCCATCAAGTTTTTTATATGCCTTGATTAATTCAAGGTGCTTTACGTTCCTTTCAATCATTTCTTTCCACTCAGCCTCAGTATCAGAACTGTAAGGATTAGCAGTTTGGTAAGCAGCAAAGTTAGCATCTGCGTTAATTACAGTTACACTATCGCCAGCAGCAGAAAAAATTGCTGCTATTTCATCTGTGGTTTTTTCTTCCATAATTAAAATTAAGTTACTTTTAGTTTACCCTGCTTCGAGGGCTGTGACTTTTGCGGATAACTCTTTTATAGCATTTACAAGCATTGGTATAAGTCTTTCGTATTTCATTCCATAACTTTTACCATCATCAGTTAAATTTGTAATCAATGAATCGTCATTTGACGTTCCATAGCCATTTGCTTTTTCTACAGTAAGTGCTTCTTGTGCTAAAAAACCAACGTGCAATCTAGCTCTTTTCTTTGATCCATCTGGTGTTCCATAAGGTTCTTCCTCAGTTCCATACCATGTTCTTCTATCCCATCTATATGTAACTGGCCTTAAGGCATTAATCCAAGCCAAACCAATACTGAAATCTGTAACATCTGTTTTATCTCTTGAATCAGAACTTGATATTGAAGTATCAGCACAGAAAAGATTCTGAATATTATTATTACCTAAAACTACATTATGATTTCCTGTGGTAATCTCGCCTGATGGAGAATTTCCCCTACCAGCATCATCGCCTAATAATAAGTTATTTGTGCCAGTAGTCAAAGGTTCGCCAGCAGATTTACCAATACAGGTATTATCTTCGCCAGATGTTATATCTCTACCAGCTTCTTTTCCAACAGCAGTATTATTCTGTCCTGTTACAACTCCATTACCTAAAGCAAAATAACCAACGGCAGTATTAGCTGTACAAGTAGTCGCTACACTTAATGCTAAATGACCAACTGCTGTGTTAAGTGATCCACTTGTTAATTTTTCTGCTGCATCACTACCTACTGCTGTATTACTGCTGTTCGTAGCTGCATTTAAAGCACTTTTACCCACGGCAGTGTTATTAGCGTATGTCTGGTTTGAATATAATGCCTGGTAGCCTACTGAGGTGTTACTAGCTCCTGTTGTATTTGAATACCCTGCTTGATAACCTACTGCTGTTCCTTTTGCACCAGTTGTGTTTGAAAATAATGCTTGCCTTCCAAGAGCCGTAATAAGACTTGCTGTGGTATTAGATTTTAAAGCTTCAGCACCCATGGCAACATTATTACCACCAGTTGTGTTTGATGCCATACAAGAATCGCCAACTGCTGTGTTTTCATCTGGTGTAGTGGTGGCTTGTAATGCACTTCTTCCTATACCAACATTTTTAGCACCAGTTGTAAGATTTTCCAAAGCTTCTCTACCAACAGCTACGTTAATACTTCCAGTTGTGCAATCTTTTAATGTTCCAGCTCCAAGCGCAGTGTTATAACCAGCAGTTGTACTAACGAGTAATGAATTAATACCAACGGCTACATTTTCTACTCCACTTGTGTTTTGCTGTAAAGTATTAGCTCCAACAGCAGTATTATCATTTCCTGTGTTATCTTCTAAAGAATTAACACCAACAGCAACATTACTACTACCATCATTTCCTAATCTATAAGCTCTGTGTCCTATAACAACATTGCTGCTACCAGTAACATTTCCTTGCATTACTGATGTTCCCATAATTACATTATTTGACCCTGTAGTTAATTGAGAACCAGCCGAATATCCAACAGCAACATTGCTACCACCAGTTGTTGTTGATTTAAGAGCATCTCCACCTATTGCTGTGAATGTACTAGCAGTAGTTGTACTTTGACAAGCTCTAAAACCTACTACTGTATTATAATTGTCTCCTGTAGCACTATATGATGTTAAAGTTTGAGCACCAATACTAACATTCCGATCGGCTGCTGTGGAGTTATTCATAGCAATGTCTCCAATAGCCACGTTTAAATCGCCAGTTGTGTTGGCTCCTAATGCATCACGACCCACCGCAGTATTTGAACTCGCCGTGGTATTAGCATCTAATGCATTAGCTCCTACGGCAGTATTTGTCGTTCCAGTTGTGTTTGATCCTAAGCAATTATATCCAACAGCAACATTATTACTTGAAGTAGTATTTTGTCCTAGCGAACCCCAACCACAACCTGTATTATTACCTCCCGTTGTGTTATTTCCTAAACTACTTTTTCCAATAGCAGTATTGTAATTTGCTGTGGTGTTTGCATCTAAAGCATCTGCTCCAAACGCTACATTCTGAGTCCCAGTTGTGTTTTGTGCTAGGGCATTTTCGCCAAAAGCAGAATTATTACTTGCTGTTGTATTAGAACCTAAAGCATTGTTACCAAACGCACAGTTTTCTGAACCAGTTGTGTTGGCATCTAAAGAAGTACCACCAAAAGCATTATTAGATGCTCCAGTTGTGTTTAATAATAAGGCATTACTTCCAACGGCTGTATTATAACTTGCTGTTGTGTTTGCTCCTAAAGCGTGATGTCCAATACCAGTATTATTAGTTCCTGATGTATTTGCATCTATTGTTGAATTTCCAACAGCTACATTACCATCGCCAGTTGTAGTTTCTCCTAAAGCATTAAAACCAATACCTATATTACTTGAAGCAGTAGTAAGAGCATCTAAAGAACCAGAACCTACTGCTGTGTTATGTGTTCCAGAGGTTAATGTTGTTAAAGCATTTTTACCAATAGCAGTGTTATTTCCACCAGAAACAGAAGCATCTAAAGCTGTTTCTCCTAGAACAGTGTTACCTGCAACAGAGTTTGCACCTTTACCTACAGTTATAGAATTTATTGTTGCATCAGTAGAAGAAGTTAAACCACCAGTTAATGTTCTAAGTTCAATCCAGCCATCATTTGCTGAATTACGCATTTTTAAAAGATTGTTACTTGTATCAACCCACAACATATATGCAGCAGTGGTACTAGGAGCAGAACCAGAACTATTATTAGTTAATATTGCTTGCAGTACATTATTTATATCAGTTCGGACATTAGCTCCAGTGGAGTTATCTATAACATAATCGTGTGTAGCCATTGCCTAATCCAATTTTTTATCTAAGTATATCTTAATTCAATACTAACTACCACGCCCAAATCCCGTTGCAGCATATTTGAAATTTCTATTAACAAAACTGGAACCATTTTTTATATCAATAGTAAATCCCGTTCCAGAAATGCTGGACAGAGCAAAGAAATCTCCTGATTGTGCATTTTCTATAGTAATTCCAATATTAGGTAGATAGGCAGAGGTAGATCCACCAAGTTCAGAAGTTCCTGTAAAGAAAGCGTGTTGGAACGTAACTGCCTTACTGGACGTACCAGATGCGATCACAGTATTTACAGTTTCAGTTCTGCTGTCAAGTTCTGCTGTATAGCCTAATTGATCTACTTCGATAGATTGTGCAGGGTCATCTGAATCCATTTCACATCTAAATCTAAATCCTCGACCAATAAATGTTCCGTTGGCAAGTGTGTTGAATTTAGTAAATCCTGCTCCGATATTACAGTTGCTACTTGATATTGTTGCACTTGATGATGCAGTCACAGTAAAGGTGCTTGTACTTGGAACTGTCTGTATTTCAAAATATCCATCAGTAGCACCACCACTTGTAAAATCTATATCTATAAATTGACCGACAGATAAACCATGACTAGATTTTGTTACTGTAATTGTTGTTCCAGATTGCGTGTAGGTAGCTGAATCAGATGTAGCTGGATCGCTGTCAGTCGTTGCAACCAATAATTTTGCGTTGACATCAAAAGCAGTAGCACCATCAAAGTCTGTCCATGTATCAATATTTGCAGTTCTCTTATCAATCAAATCATTAGGATAAAAACCTTGTGTAACAAAATGACGCTTTAATCTAAGTGGTTGTTTGCCACCTAGATCTAGCTTGGAAGCAAAATCGTAATGACCACCAGTAATATCAACAGCACCTAAGAAATCAAAATCAGAAATAGCATCAAAGTCTGTAACTCCATCCAATAAATCAAGCGATCCAAGGACAAGTCCGTTTACATCATCAGAAAAGAAACAATCAACCTTATCTCCAGCAAAAGGTGTCGCATCAGTATCTTCTCTGTCTGTCAGTACAAGTAATTTGGGTACAGGATCAGGAGTAGTTACAACAACAGAAGTTTCTCCAGAACTTAATCTGCCACCATCATCTCTGAATTTAAGAATATACTCTCCATCAACTGCTGGTACTAATGTCTCAGATACGTTTCCTGGTAAAGCAGGAATAATATCAACAGAATTAGTAAATGTTCCCGTTCCATCTGTAAGGTTACTATGGCGAACAACCACGTTTCCACCATGCGTAACATCAATATCTGTTGCTTTATCAAAACGTAGTCGCACAAACTGATCTGAAACTGGTTCGACAAGTAATCCTGTAACATCCTGTGGTAGTGCTGTCTTACCAACAGCTTCAAAAGTTAAATTAGTAGAAGTTGCTGATAGTTGATCTAAAACATTGTATGAAA